CGTGGGTCTCGCCTCGTTCATTTACTTAATCATTAAAATATTAAAGGAATTAAAATGAGTGAAACAACAAAGAAATTAAACAGTTTACAAGATATGCTTATCGATGAATTTATCGAGCGTATAAATAGTGGTGCAGCCACTCCTAGTGACCTTAACGCAGCTCGTCAGTTACTCAAAGATAATGGGGTTCATGCTACGGTCACTAACGACAATCCCCTAACGATGTTAACGAAGGTATTACCTTTCGAAGACCCGTCAGAAAACATAGTAGAATTAAATGAGCAGAGATTACAAAAAAGAGTACAATAACTACCATTCCTCTGATAAACAGAAGAAACGTAGAGCAGGACGAAATCAAGCAAGACGACTAGCTGTAAAGAAGTATGGTAAGTCAGCCTTAGCAGGGAAAGATGTTGACCACAAGGACAGAAACCCCAATAATAACAGTAGGTCAAATCTTCGTATTCAATCCAAAAGAAATAATCGCTCACGAAACAGTTAGATGGAAATCCCTGAACAGTTAAGGGACTTTAGAAACTTCTTATATATTGTTTGGAAGGAGCTAAACCTTCCCGACCCAACCCCTATTCAATATGAAATCGCAGAATTCATGCAACACGGACCTAAGAGAGGAATTATCGAAGGCTTCCGAGGAGTTGGAAAGTCTTGGATTTGCTCTGCTTTCGTTGTCCATCAACTCTTCCTCGACCCAACAAAAAACATTTTGGTGGTCTCAGCTTCAAAGACTCGTGCAGACGATTTCTCTACTTTCACGCTTAGACTCATACATGAGCTCCCAATGCTCGAACACCTTAAGCCAACAGCAAAGCAAAGATTTTCTAAAATTAGTTTCGATGTTGGTCCTGCCCCCGCAAGTCACGCCCCCTCCGTCAAATCGTTGGGGGTCACCTCCCAATTAACAGGTTCTCGTGCTGACATTATTGTCGGGGATGATATAGAAGTTCCCACTAATAGTGCCACTCAAGGTATGCGGGAGAAGCTCTCAGAGCAGGTCAAAGAGTTTGACGCTATTCTTAAACCTTTAGATGGTTCTAAGATACTATTCCTAGGTACACCTCAATGTGAGGACAGTATATATAATAAACTTACTGAGAGGGACTACAAGGCTCGTATATGGACTGCACGATACATCACACCAACCTTTAATGAAACACAGTACCACGGGTCTGTGAGTACCCTCTGTGTGGATTCTGAGAACCAAGGTTCGTCCACCGAGTACACCCGATTTTCTGACATCGATTTAAATGAGCGTGAGCTTAGTTATGGTCGTAGTGGTTTTGCTATGCAATTCATGCTCGATACCCGTCTCTCTGACACAGACAGATACCCTCTAAAGCTCTCAGACCTCATTGTTATGGATATAGATAACAAGGTAGCCCCTGAGCAACTTATATGGGCTCGTAACCCTGACCTTATATGGGACTCAGAAGTCCCTAACGTTGGTTTTAGTGGAGATAGGTACTACCGACCCTTCCAAACCATCGGAGACCACATACCGTTCACAGGAAGTGTCCTAGCGATTGACCCTAGTGGTCGTGGTAAGGATGAAACAGGGTATGCCATCATAAAGATGCTTAATGGTACACTTTATGTCCCCGATTGTGGAGGACTACAGGGTGGTTATAGCGATACAGTACTAAAGACACTAGCTATGAAAGCCAAAGAGCATGATGTTAACTATGTGATATCCGAGAGTAACTTTGGTGACGGTATGTTCACCGAGATTTTTAAACCAATCCTTCAAAAGATACACCCCTGCTCTATGGAGGAGGTTAGACACAATGTACAGAAGGAAAGGCGTGTAATTGATACCCTAGAGCCCGTTATGAATCAACATCGATTGGTCATATCACCCAAAGTTATCAAGAATGACTTCGAAACAGCTCAGGGTTACCCCGCAGAGTCACAGCTTAAATACCAATTGATGTACCAAATGTCTAGAATTACCCGTGAGAGAGGAGCAATCACTCATGACGATAGGCTAGATGCCCTAAGTATAGGTGTTAACTATTGGGTAGAACAAATGGCTCAAGATGCTAACATGCGTATTAAGGAACGTAAGGTAGAACTTATAAATAAAGAACTAAGTTCCTTCGAGGACGCTTACTTTAAGAACAAATCTAAGAGTAATACACTAATATGGTAAGAACATTCACTTATTGACCTGTTTAATATGTCACAACTAACTCCCATAGAACAAGCTAGAGCCACTTTAGGTGAGCATTATGAACACTTTGTTATAATAACAGCTCAAGATAATGAGTATGATATTGTTTATAATAATGTTTTTGCTGCAAAAGGTCTTTTAGTAGCCGCTCAACACTCACTTAATGATGCCTTAGCGTGTGCTGAAGAAGACTTAGAACTAATATGGGAGGAAGACGAAGAAGAAGAGGAAGAAGACCCACTATAGGTAACCTTAAGGTAACTATAAGATATATATTATAATAATAATAATAATAAAGACTTATAGTAGACTAATGGTGACACCTAAGGTGTATTATAGGTTCACTAAATGACCTGTCAAGACAAACCCCTTGGTTTTGGTAAAAATATCTGAGGGGGTAAACGCTATGTAGCCGAGCCGAAATTCCCCCATGGTCACCCCATCTGACATAATACGCGGGCACATGGCTATTTTTAGCCACCTGCAACGGATTATTTATCCATTCTAAGGCTGTTTAATTTATTTGGGGACGATTGCTTGTCTGTCTTCATGTAAGCGTTTTTTGAGTTGCTCGCTACGCACCTAGAGTTGACCGCAGGTAATACTATCATCAATACTATCATCACGCACATCCATAAAAAAATTTTTTTTCTCAACATCATAGCTTCGCTAAGAGTTGAGCCTCATAGTTACCTACGGTAACTTATAGTAACCTACGGTTACTTATCGTGCGACCTTCGGTCGTGCACTTGTAGTCAACCTATGGTTGCCTCAGAGAACCCTAACAATATGCTAGGGTTTTTTGTATCTAGTATACTACTACATCAGTAATCAGTAGGTTGACTATTAAGACCTCTACTGTCTCTTGATGTCTTTCAGCCATTGCATGACTTCTGTTGTTTCAGCCCTGAGTGTCTATTACCTCAGAGTACTATCACCACTCATTGTGCTACTGATTTAACAGTTCCGTAGTAATGTTTTAAATACAATAAGTTGTTGTCATTTGCCATAACAAACATAACAAAAAAAAAGAAAGTAAAGATTTGTATTGTTTATAGTGCCTATCCTGAGCACGCTTAGTGACCTCTTATTTTTTGTTACACCTAATCATTATGCACTATAGCATACTATCAACCCTAAACACGCGATGCACTTAGGTGCTAAAGCACCAAGAGTACATCGGGGTTGACTTAGTATACTTTTCATAGTGCATGATTAGGTATAACAAAATAAGGGCACTAACCGCACTCAGCCTAGTCAATAAACAATCAAATCAAAAAATATTATGGCAAACAACAACAACTTATTCATAGAAGAAAACATTACTATGCTCGGAACTGTTAAATCAGTAGGAGCACAATCAGGAAGTGGTGATTACAGCACTCTGATTGAGGTAATAGACCCTCAGGACGAAACAAAGACGAAGTTCCTCAAGCAATGGATTCCTGAAAGACTACCAAGAGAGTCCGCAGTAGAGGTCTTAATAGTCAACCCTGAATCAGAGTATCCTGATGTAGTAGTATACCCTCGATAAACAAAAAGAAACCCTAGCATATTGTTAGGGTTTCTCTTTAGTTATTAATAGTTCGCTTCGCTCAATCATTTTAAATTTTGTCCTTGCATATATATAACTAATCACAACAATTTCCTAATCATACATAATATTCCCTTCCACTACTATCATTGTGGTGGGAGGGTTTCCTTCCTTAACTAACATATGACTGACTTACACAAATCTCAAACACTACAACATCCTAAAACAGGAGACATGCTAGACATTACACTACTAGATAATACTACATACATAATTAGTGGTACAAATCTACATTGTGAATGCTCAGTAGAACAAACACAGCTGCAACTAAGATTGTTCGAAGAAGCAGGATTCACAAATATAACACACAAATAACTATTATACACAATTCTATAAATTATGGCTAGATTCATACTAGATATAGCAAACCAAGATAAACAAAATATAAAACATATCATGGAAAATATTTGTAACTATCTTGATACTAAATACAAAGTACCAATCACAATAAATTGTATATCAGAAAACAATCACAATCAATTCTTAGAATGTGATTTCAAAAACCAAGAATTAGTAACAAAACTAAAACACTTAAATAATAAATTATGAAAGGTAAACAATTACTTACAGTCAAAGAGCTAGAGCATTTTATATGGCAATTAGACATTGCTTATGCTGAACTTAAAACATTCGTGGATTCAAATTATTCCGTGTCGGAAATAGATAGAGTCGATGAATGCAAAACATTCTTAAGCGATGCCTTGTATGAAAATTGCAAGGATTCGGAAATGACATTCCCCGAAAAACTAAAGGAGTTATTCAAGCACTTAGCACACATAGAACAAATAACCAATAAACCAATAAAATAAATTATGGACAAAAACACACTAAACAAACTCAAGTTACGAGTATATGTAACCACACCATCTATATGGTTCAGACAGCTCAATAAGTCATCTTACTTCGTATTAGGACTTCTAACATCATATACTATCATCCGTATATTAGAAGGGGTACTCATACCATGACCCTAGAATATTACCAAACAAGTGTATCTCTCTATAGTACATTCAATATAAAAGTTGACGCTAATAATGAAACTTATATACCGCAAAACAATGAAGACTACATAACAATAGAAGACGGTAACCAACAATATGACACACCATTAACTCCTAGTGCTACAGTACAAGAAAATGTAAATAAACTAAAAGATATAAACGAACGTATAATACTAACTATTCGTAAAATAACTTCCATTAATGATGGAGCAAATGACGAATCTACCGAAGCTCGTCAAACTATTATAAGAGACATCTTAGGTACGTTTAATGTTGATATACGTAGAGAGTATGGATGGGATTCTATCACAAGACTGCAAAATGCTCGTAGATGCACCTACAAACTAGTAGATGAGATAAATCTTTATTCAGAAGATAATCCATACAGAGAA